CTCAAGCATCTACAACAACTGTTACGGTAAATGGTACGGGATCAACTTCGGTAGATACGACTCAAGCACATTACAGAGTCTTTATGTTTGTTAGAACAGCCTAGAGGTTGAATTATGGCTTTGGTCACAATCACACCACCTGCAGGTATAGTTAAAAACGGAACTGAATACGCCAACAAAACTCGTTGGGTTGACGGTAATCTTGTACGTTTTGAAAATGGTTTTTTAAAACCGATTGGCGGATGGGAAAAGTTATTTAATACTGCACTTACAGGTACACCTATAGGGATGTATGCTTACAAAGATAATAGCGGTAATAAAGTTCTAGGTATAGGCACAAGAGAAAAAATATATGTTTTATATCAAGACGTTTTATACGATTTAACTTCAAGCATTACTTCTCCTGCTTACAATGATGATAGTGGTCTTGATCCTTTAGGCTACGGAGCAGGTTTATATGGAAAAGAAAATTGGGGTTCTATTAGATCAGGTACAGGTACAGCAGGTCCCTCTGGTTTATCATTTCTAACTAAATCTTTTAGCTTTGATAACTTCGGAGAAAACTTACTTATATGCTCTGCAAGTGATGGTAGGGTATTTCAATGGAGCCCATCATCTCCTAGTACAGTTTCTACTTTATCTAACGCACCAACCAACAATACTGCAGTAGTTGTTACCAATGAAAGGCACGTTGTTTGTATAGGTGCAGGCGGAGACTCAAGAAAAATACAATGGAGTGAAAGAGAAAACAGCACATCATGGACGGCTGCAGCTAACAATACTGCAGGAGATTTACAAATAGCAACAGGAGGACAAGCTCATTATGCGGTTAAATATAGAGGAGATATTATTATTTTTACTGACGTTGGTATCAACCGTTTGTATTATGTCGGGGCACCTTTTACATATGGTATAGCCGAAGCAGGCACAAACTGTAAATCGATTAGTAGAAGATGTATCGTTCAAGCAGGTGAATTTTTAACATGGATGGGGGAGAACTCATTCTTTATTTATGACGGTGCACTTAGAGAAATAAAATCAGACGTGCATGATTTTGTATTTGATGATTTACATACCTTATACAGATTAACAACTTGCGGTGGGCACAACCAAAAACACAATGAAGTATGGTGGTTCTTTCCATCTGGCACGTCACAAACACCAAACAAATATGTTATTTGGAACTATTTAGACAATGTTTGGTCTGTTGGTGAACTATCAAGAAATTGTTGGATTGATGAAGGTGCTTTTGATTTTTCACTAGCTGCTGATAATAATAATCAAATCTTACAACATGACTTTGGTACTTTATTTAACTCACCAGATTTAGGTACAACACAACCGTTTTGTGAAACAGGACCATTAGAAATAGGACAAGGCGACAGACTTGCACAAGTAAATCAGATATTACCTGATGAAAAGACTACTACTTTACCTGCTGTTACTTTAAGTTTTAAAGGTAGAAATACACCTTTAGGTGCAGAAACAGACTTTGGTTCTTTTAGTTTTGCAACTGATGGATATACTGATGCTAGATTTACAGCTAGACAAATACAAATGAAAGTTACCGGTGATACAGACCAAGCATTTCAATTAGGTAATGTTAGAGCTGATATAAAACAAAGAGGTAAAAGATAATGGATTTATCTGCAAAACCTCAATATATACAAAGAGCTATTAACGTCAAACATTCTTTTTCAGCTACTACGCAACAAACTATTTATACAGCACCAACAGGCGATGATTTTACTTTTGCTATAGTTGAAGGCATATTTGCTTGCGATCATGGTAATCAACAAACAAACCTAGATATATCAATAACCGACACAAGTTCTGTTGAGTTTTTTTTATTTAAACAAAAAACTATAAGTGCACATAACACTTTAGAATTAGTCACAGATTCAAGTCTTGTTCTAACACAAGGCGAAATCATCAAAGCACAAGTTAGTCACGCAAACATAGATTTAATACTTAGTATCGTTGAATATGCAAAAGGTGACTAAACTTCCTGAATGGCAAGTACAATGGCAGCGTTGTAAGCCAATCATTGAAAAAGCTATAAAACATCAATCAGCATATACAATAGACGATATAGAAGATAAAATAAGGGAGGGTATATTCCTGTTATGGGCTGGTAAACAATCAGCTTTTATAACTGAGTTTATAACCTTTCCGCAAGAAATAGCGATGAATTTGCTGTTTTGTGGTGGTAAATACGAAGAACTAGAGGAAATGTTAGATTCTATAATCGTTTTTGCTAAAGGTGCTGGAGCAACAAAACTTTACGGTGGAGGTAGACCCGGCTGGAAAAGAAAACTAAAACATCTTGGTTTCAAAACAGAGAACATAATAAGTAAAGATATATAATGGCAAAAGGATCAAAAAGACAAGAAGCAATAGTACCTGAGTATTTAGAATCAGGATTTGAAGCTTTATCAGAATTAGGGCAAGAAGCAGCAGCACGTCCGTTCATGGGTTACGAAGGCGATAGGATAGCTGGGTTTTCACCACAAGAATTACAAGCACAACAAGCCATACAAGGTTTATTTGGTCAAGCTATGGGTACATCACCGTTAACTAGCTTGCAGCAATTAGCTGGCACACCACAGTTTCAGTTTGCGGGGGCTACACCTTCTATTTCTCCTGTATCTGTAACTCCCGCATCTTTACTTCAAACTGACATATCTGCATATCAATCACCTTTTCAACAACAAGTGATTGATTTAGCAATGGAAGATATCCGCAGAGAAGAGGATATTGCTAGGGGAGCAGCACAAGATAGAGCTATCGGTGCTGGTGCTTTCGGTGGTTCTAGGTCTGCATTATTAGAAACAGAAGCAACTAGACCTTTTGTTGAGCAAAGAGCCAGAACTGCAGCAGGATTAAGACAGACAGGTTTTGAGCAAGCTGCAAGATTAGCAGAAGCCGATGTAGCTAGACAGCAACAAGCAGAATTAGAAAGAGCTAGAATGGCTCAACAAGTTGGTTTGTTAGAACCAGAATTACAATTAAGAAGAGATATAGCGGGTGCCGATATTGCCGGCAGACAAAGAGCTGCACAAGCCGGTTTGCTTGGTGATCTTTACGGTTTACAAACTGGTGCTATATCTGCTTTAGGCGGAGTTGGTCAACAGCAAAGAAACCTAAGTCAATTGCAAAGAGACTTTGCTTTCCAAGAATTTATGAGAGAACAAGGTTTCCCTGCACAACAAATAGGTTTATTAAGTGGTGCTTTATCAGGTATATCTCCATCAGTTATTGGACAAAGAAATAGTCAGACTACAGGAATTGGAGATATATTAGGAGCTGCAGCACAAGGAGGTCTAGCTTTAGGTGGTGCTTTCCTTGGAGGACCGGGAGGAGCACAAGCAGTTCGAGCAGCTACATCAACACCCGGTTTTTAAATTATGTCAACAAAATTTAACAGCTTTCTTTCTACTTTAGGCGGGTTTCAACAACCCCCTACTGGACCTTTAACTCCACAACAACAAATGCAACAACGTGGTGCTAGAAATCGTGGTTTATCTGAAGTTCTTTATACCTTAAGTGATGTTATTGGTGATATCAGAGGACAAGACATAGATTTTCAACAAAGGTCATTAGGTAGACAGCGTTTACGTGAACAGCAAGAAGAAGAACAAAGAAGAAAATCTTTAATAGCTACATTACCAAAAGAGCAAAGAGATTTAATTGATTTATTTGGTAAAGACGCTCTTAGTTTAATTTACGCTAAACCAAGTGACAGAAAAATAATAAAAGGTGCTGATGGTTTTAATTATTATGCAGATACAGGTGATAGAGTTTTACCTGAAGTGCAAGGTGCAAAAAGTTCAGTTTCTGACCCTTTAAGAACAATAACTATGGACGGTAAAGTTATTAAAAATGTAAGGGATAGTGAATTAACCCCAGATTCCATCAAAGAGATAAATGAATCTGGTCAAGTTATTCAGCCACTAGGATTTACTGAAAAATTTGAAAGTACTAAAGATGTAGATTTTGCACCAATTAAAGAAAAATATTTAGCCACAGAAAACATTATTATTAAAACGTCAGAATTAGCAGAAAAATTTGCTGCTGAGCCTAGTTCAGCTTTAGCAGTTGGTAGAACTACGCAATTTGTTGATGGCATCATAAAAAATATTGATGCTGGTGGTGAAATATTATCTAAAGCAAAAGACACAAAAGTATATGAATATATGCAAAATACAAGCACTTCGTTAGAAGGTAAAGATTTTACTGGTGCAATAGCACAAGCATCAAAAGCATCTGGAGTAGCAGAATCTAGGATTAGAGATTTAGCATATTTATTTGCAGCAGCCAGAGGGCAAACTGGTAGAGGTTTGTCTGACAAAGATTATGAAAATTCTTTAAAAATTGTAACTGGTGGTGTAGGAGCAGAGGGAAGAATTGCTGTATTACAAGATGTAGCAACAGGTTTGAGAGATGAATATTACAGAGCAATTAATTTTGATATTAGTACTAGCGAAAACGAAGATTATGTAAATAAATTAAAAGGACTACCACAGTTACCAAATTTTATTAATCCTTTTACGCAACCTCAAACAGAAATTTCAAACACCAACTTAAATGGTACTGATCCACTAGGTATTAGATAGTAATAATGGCAATTACCATACAAGAAGTTAGGCAAAAATATCCTGAATATCAAGATTTGTCTGATAAGCAGCTTGCGGATTCTTTGCATCAAAAATTTTATTCAGACATTCCTATAAATAATTTTTATAACCAAATTGGTTTAAATATAGAACAGCCAGAACAACCAGAACAATTAACTGTACCTGAACGACTTGAAGACGCAGCTTTAAGTGTTGGTTCTGGAACATATAAAGGGTTATCTTACATACCCGGAGCTGCAGGTGATATAGAACAGCTTGGTCGACAATTTTTACCAGAATTTATGACAAGACCTATAAGTTCTTTTTTTGATGATAGTGCACCTAAAGAAACTAAATTATTTCCTACTTCAAAAGAGATCAGAGAAACAACAGAAGGTTTTATACCTCAACTTAAAACTTTAGGAGAATACGATCCAAAAACAACAACAGGTCAATATTTACAGACTATTCCAGAGTTTGCTTCACCGGGATTATTAGGAAAAACGTCAGCAGCAAGAAAAGTTGCAACAA